ACGTTGGCGTTAGTCAGCGCACGGATACGCCCCGCTTTAAACTCGGTCAAGATCCTTTCACGCTCGGCTTTGGGTGTGTCACCGGTCACGCAGGCCGCGGTTACGCCTTGGTTGATTAACTCTTGGCAGACGTGCTGCGCGTGTTTGACGCCCGCGCAAAAGAATAGCCAGGCGCGCCTATTGCCCGCAAGCTTGATGACTTCGCGCACCACCGCAATGTTCTTGTCGGCGTTATCGACCGCGGCTTGCAACTCCGCGTCGATGTACTCGCCGCCCCTTTTATGCACACCGCTCACATCTAACCGCTCTGTTGTTAATTTGCTACGCAGGGTTGCCAAATATTTTTTATGTACCAACTCCTCAATGCTTACCGGCTCAATCAGGGCATCGAATAAGGCGGGTTTATCCGTGATTAAACCGTGCCCAAGGCGATAAGGCGTGGCAGTTAAGCCTACGACCCTAAGATGTGGATTAATCGCCTGTAGGTCGTTTAAAAGGCTGCGGTAACCACCCTCGTCCTTGTGGCTCACTAGGTGACACTCATCAACAATAACTAAATCGATGTGCCCGAGTAGCGGCGCCTTAGTTCTTACAGACTGGATTCCTGCAAACGTAATCGGCTCGCCCAACTGGCGCTTGCCAATACCTGCCGAGTAAATGCCCAAAGGTGCGTTTGCCCAATGCAGCCGCATCTTCTCAGCATTTTGCACAATCAATTCTTTGACGTGCGTCAGCATCAAGATAGTTGTTTCGGGCCATTCCTGCAAAGCGTTTTTACAAAGTGCAGCCACAATGTGGCTTTTGCCTGAGCCGGTAGGCAGGACTAGGCAAGGGTTGCCAGTCGGGTGCGCGTTGAACCAAGCGTAAAGTTGGTCAATGGCGCGTTGTTGGTAGTCACGCAGCATTATCTGAGCAACTCCCATGCTGTTGCTGCACATAAAGGAACTTGTCCATTGCCAAGGGCTTTAAGTCTGTCCACCCGAGCGGCCACCCCATCAGCCACTCGACCCACGTCGGGTTCAACGTCCCACCAATTGCTTCGTTTTTTTCCATCATCACGGCGTTGGGCAATTGACCCATGTGAGAGCGCTTGCCCTGAGAGATTTTTTCCTGTGTCGTTTTGAACCCATTGGCTCCCTTGTAGTCGCGGGTCGCAGGGGTCGGCCACATCTGGCTCGGCGGCGGGTAAACCACCTGCTCCCGTAACGTCGAGTGAGTTGATCGGTTTTGCCTGTTGTTGTCGTACTGTTTCTTGAGCGCTTCGGGTGACCTGGTCGGCAACGAGTCCATGCAATTCGGTGTGAGCCAATATCCAGATTCTTTCTCTTTTATGTGGTGCACCAACGTCGGCCGCAGATACAACTCCCCACCGACTGTCATACCCCATTGAGGTAAGGTCTGCAAGGACTCGTTCAAGTCCTCGAGTAACGAGCATTGGACTGTTCTCCACAAAAGCATATCGTGGTCGAACCTCGCCAATAATCCGTGCCATCTCTCGCCACATGCTTGAGCGTTCGCCGTCCAGCCCCGCCCCCCCCCCCCGCAACTGAGATGTCTTGGCATGGAAATCCGCCAGATACAACGTCAACAATTCCTTGCCAAGGTCTTCCGTCAAAGGTTTGTACGTCATCCCAAATCGGGAAAGGCGGAAGAATTTTGTCATTTTGTCGGGCGCACAATACGCTTGCTGGGTATTGTTCCCACTCAACGGCGCAGACGGTTCGCCATCCAAGCAAATGTCCTCCGAGTATTCCTCCACCAGCGCCTGCGAAAAGAGCCAACTCATTTAAATTCTCCATTATCCAATTACCTTCGCACCAAATATCTCAAAAGTGTCGTTTACAAACTTATCACCAGTAGCACACGCCTTGTGATTGGCCACAATCTCGCTTGAAAGAAACCCAACTTGGCTGTTTTCAATGTCACCTTCGGGTGTAATCCAAATGATTGCTTTGTCCTGAACCTTATGTTGCCAAGGCACTAAGTCGGGGTGCAAAACGTGCGCCGAGCAACCGTTTAACTGTTCGTCAAAACTCAACGGCACGTCGTATTGCTCACAATGCCAAGTGCCATCTTCTCGAGCGGTACTAGCGGTACAAGTGCGGCAGTTCACTTCTTTAGTCAGTTGTGTCTTGTGGCAAAACTCGTGCGCCGCGCAGAACCGGCACTCAAACCAAGTCGAGTCGGTGCTAATGGGTGGCGGCATACGGTCGGTTTTGACCAAGCGATGGCCACGGTCAACAGCCTTCTGTGCCACGGCCTTGTCTAGCTTGACTCGCTCGGTGTAGATACGATCATCATCTTTGCAAATAGCGTAGTACAGAGCGCGGTCAAGCTTGAGCCCCATCATGTACGCTTGCATTTGCACAAAGTGTTGAGGTTTTGACTTCTCAACCCCGCTCTTCTCAAGATCATCAAACGACTTCTTACCGTGGGTCTTGATCTCCAAGACATGGCGCGTTTTGGGCGCTTCAGGCACCCCTGACTCAATGACTCCGTCTACGCTGCCACCAACGTGGCAACCAAAGTCCACCCTGCTTTGGTTTTCACCCGTGCGTTGTACGTCCATGCCGATTGCGCGCAGGTCGGACACAACCTGTGCCTCTTCGTCTTGACCACGCCTAAACAGACGCAGGATGCGCCCAGGGAATCTTTCGACCACAGCCATGCGAAACGATAGCCATAGCCATCTGTCGCAGACATGGCCAAGGACGCTAGCCCCCATGTGGGGTCGTGGCTCACTCTGAATTGACTCATGGTGCTTGTCAATTAGGGCTGAAATGGTATACTCTGACTCTGGTATCTTCATGGTACCTCTCCTTAGTTTTGTGCCCCCAACCGCAAGGTCAGGGGCATTTTTTTTACTCTTTTGGCAACTGCGGCAACGCTTGCGCGCGAATCTTAGCAATCAGGCCTTCGACCTGTTCGTAAGGTTGACGGCCCAACATTGCCATAATTGCGTTAACTTCTGCTACGGTTAGATTTAAATCAATCACGTTTACTACTCCTTATTTTTTAACCCAAGGTGGTGCTGCTTTGGTGCTTGCTGCTGCTACTGGTGCGGCTTTGGGTGGCGCCGAACCATTTGATTTAAATCCTTTCACGTCGTTCGATGCGCCGTACTGCTCGCTCTCGCGCACGTCAAGCTTGATCTGCAATTGACCGCCAATTAGCTGATCCGTATCTTGAACCGTGGCTAACCCAATGGCGCGCATAATCTCGCCTAACTGCTCGCGTCCAATCTTTTCAGCCGTAGGGTTAGGGTTCTTAATGTTGAGATTGCCAAAGATAACCCTGCCTTGATGCGTGGGGCCGGTGATGTCGTACCTGACGGCGATGTACTTGCCTGTGCCAGCCTTAGTAACTTTGACTTCTGCACCGTTGACCACCGCGGTGTACCAACCGGCGGGCAAAGGTTCAAAATTACGATCGGATACGGGGAGCGAATCAACGCTGAAAGTTTCGTCTAGTTGTGCCATGATGTTTATTCCTTAGTGATTGTGAAAGAGGGGCGATTGTTACTGGTCGTTATTGCTTCAAGAAGTGGTGCGGTAATGCGGGTGTCTGCTGATTTCCATGCCGAGGCATTGATCTCAGGTTTCCACCTGAATAAAGAAGATAAGTGTTCAGTCAAGCCATACTCAGCGGCTAAGTCTTGCAGTTTGTCAGCGTTCACCTTGCGGTCAAGGCGACCAACAATCTTGATCTTGTAGCCCTCGTCCTGAACATTTTGAGTGCCGTCAAGGTTTTTGGAGATGTTCAAGGCTTTGACTAATTGGTCTTCAATCGTGCGGCGATCATCCATCGCTGCTTTTTCTGCTGCTTTGGCGTCAAGCCATTGTTGGTAGAGTCTCACAATCAACCCCCAATCTTAGAAATGATGGCACCCAAGTCCGGCGCTTCCCAAGTGTCAAGCTTGCCGCTACGATCTTTGGCTTGCCAAATCCCATCCGAATCACACATCAACGCACGTTGTGCCACGCCCTCAGCATCTTTCTCAACGCGTAGTGCCAACACTTCGTCAAAAAAGTACGGCAGCGCCTGACCAGTTTTGTTGCCTGGCATGGACGGCGCGTAGAGAATGCGCCCCGACTCATCAGCAGTCTTCTCACACTTCGCCGTGAAATATATATGCTTGCCAGGTATATCGCGAAACGCGCGAATAATGTCATACATTTGCTCTTGCATGGCACCATAAGCTTGGCGAGGATCCTTTGCAATCTTCTTCTCATGGTTTAACACCACCTCGGCAATCTCTGAGATTGAATCAAGTGCGATCGACTCAAACTGTTTTGCTTCGTCTGATTCAATCAACCAACGATACGCTTCCATCAACGTGTCGTAAGATGACACCTCTACAAAAGGCAAATCTGCATCAACAATCGACAACAATCCACCTTCAGCCGATAACACAACAGGATTAGGTAAAGTAGGTATAAGCGAGGTCTTACCTGCACCTGCTTGTGCGTAAACTAAAAGCTTCACACCATTAGCGTGTAAACCTTTGGTACTGCGTAGATTGATAGCCATGTGGCTCTCCTAAGTTGATCGCTTGTCGGGGCTCCGTTTAGCGATTGATTGAATTATTGCACGATCAATGTTATTGTGTCAACAAGATAATTCAATTTAATTTAAAAAGGTGCAAAAATGTTGACGATTGAACAGATTCGGGAGTTGATGCACGACAGGTCGGTGCCTATTGTTGCGGAGTTGGCGGGGGTGCATTACAACACCTTGCTGAACATCAAAAACGGTGCAAACAAGAATCCTTCCTATGAAGTGATTAAAAAGTTGTCTGAGTATTTTGATCCCAAACCATGAGCCTCCCCATGACAACAACAACAAAGTTAGAGGCCGCACTCACTTATGCATCATGGGGCTGGCACGTCTTACCGTTGATCCCAAACGATAAGCGCCCAGCCTCAGCGCATGGGGTGCATGATGCAAGCATTGATCCGGAGCAAATCAAAGCTTGGTGGGCGCAGAACCCTAGTTTTAATATCGGTATTGCCGCGGGTGAAAAGAGCGGTATTGTGGTGTTTGACATCGACCCACGCAATGGCGGGACTGATTCTTGGGATGATTTCACGGCAGAGCATGGCGGGGTGCCTGACGGCATATGCCAACTGACCGCGGGAGGCGGGCAACATTACATTGCACAGTTGCGCGAGGGTTTAAAAAGTTGTGAGTTGCGCCCTGGCGTGGATTTCTTGGCAAATGGTCGGTACTTTGTTATTACCCCATCGATTGTGAACGACCGTGAGTACACATGGGAGGCGTCCGGCGATCCGATAGACGGTATTAGCCCCTTTGTCATACCTGAGTCGTGGTTATCTGCTATGGCGGTGCGAAAAGTCATTGTGACCGCCACCGATGGTGCGCTGATCACCGGCAACCGTAATGCCGGCTTAGCCTCACTTGCCGGTTCTATGCGTCGTAATGGCTTCTCGAGCAGCGAGATATTTGCAGCCATAAGTGCCGCGAATTCTGAGCGGTGCGATATCCCGCTTCCCGCGTCCGATGTTAAGCGTATTGCCGAGAGTATTGCCCGTTACGCCCCCGAGCATGATATAGGCGCCTCCGCAGCACTTGGGGATGCAGCCGCCGAATTAATATTAAGCGATCAACCTAAACACCCATTGGCGGTATTTGTTGACTATGACATGGGGCATATTCCCGCACAAGAGTATGTGCTTGACGGTTTGATTCAGTCTGGCGTGGTGTTGATTGCAGGATCGGCAGGGGCAGGCAAGACCACCCAGTTGGTGCCAATTGCCACCCGTGTCGCACACCTTTGCGAACCTGACGATGCACTCAAACCTTTATTGCGCCGCAAGATTATATGGGTATCAGAGGATCCCCGCCAAGTGATGCGTATTTTGCGCTCAATGCGCGAGTCAGGGCACTTAGGTGGCAAGCCTGACGCTGAAGTGTCAGAATGGTTCAAGATCGTATCCGCTGCGCGCCTAGCCCCTCAAATAGTCGCCCAAGTCGCGCCTGTATATGAAGCAATGGCAGTCAACAACATAAGCGAAGACGGCGTAGTGTATGAAACTAACCCCTTGGTTGTGTTTGATACCACCAATGCAAGCTTTGACCTTGAGAATGAAAGCGATAACAGTGAGGTCGGGCGTGCTATGGCCACACTCAAGGTTCGATTTCATAGTATGCCATTGTGGTTAGTGGCGCACCTTGCCAAAGCACTCAAGCGTGCTGACGTAGCCGATTTCAGCGCCCGTGGCGCAGGTGCCTGGGAAGCTGACGCTAACCAAGTTTTATACATTATTAAAGAAGATGATGGTAAGCGCTGGCTTGAGATTGAATCAGCCAAGCATAGGTTTATGGCGCGCGCTGACGGGATTCTGTTTGGTGCGGCATACAACACCATTAACACCCACGATATGCTTGGCAACCCTGTACGCGAGAAATTAATACACGGTATCCCTGAGATTGTTGAGGCTGGTGGCAAGAGTGAGATAGCAAAGGTCAAGGAAAAGAACCGAAAGGATGCCGATCTAGCAGCCCGACAATTATTGTTAAAACAAAAGGAGGAGGCGGTTATATCGGCGCTGAATTTACTTAATAAAACTGAATACCGCACTAAAACTGAACTCGCCGAGCGTATTGGTGGCAACAAAAATCAAGCCCTTGAAGTGATCGATGCGATGGTTGCGCGTGGCATGATTAACGCCATTTATACGCCATTTGAAGCCCCAATTGAGAAGCGCCTAGGGCGACATGAGGTAGGGTATGTCATGCCGAAATCGTACAAAAAAGAGTCGGATGGGGAGTAATAATATTTGTACCGTTAATGTACCGCTAATTGTGGGTTATTGGGGTTAACCCTTAAAATATGATCAAAAAGTGAGCAAAATTAGCAGTACTGCGGTACTGGTACTCCTTAAGGATACATACCCTGTACCGCTAACCTTGGGGGGTTAGCAGTACATATACAGATTTCACTTGTACCGCTATGTACCGCTGTGTACCGCTGTACCGCTAATCTAGAGTTTTAGGCTCGTTTGGGGTGATATCGGTTACATCGATTAACCTTGCCTCGGCCTGCTCCAAAGCTTGCACAATGGATATTTGTGTGTGTGTAACACTCACATCGATTTTGTCGCCCCATTGTTTGGGACGAAGCTTTGCAGCCGTCCACTTGCGAGTTTCAATCTTAATTTTTAATTGATTGATCCATGCGCTGAGATATGGCCCGTCTAACCCTTCCGGTATCGGTTCATCCGATATGTCGATTAAGGTCTCTGCAAGGTAGTCAGCACGGATCTCGATTGCTTCGTCATACTGGCGCCTAACATCAGGTCTCGCACGCATATGGCGCTGTACCGCGTCGTATGTTGGGTAACCTGGCTTTTTAATCGCAGAGATCAAGCTTGACCCGTTTCCGATCTCTTTTAACACTACAGGCCAGATTGATGCCCAGTCATAGACTGGTTGAAATAACCCCCAGTCATCTCGCTTATCTAAAACAGCAAGCTTTGCGTCTTGTGGTGAAATAGGGGTTTGTGGTGATAATTGTGTTGAATTGTGCTCGATTGTCATAATCGCATCTCTAAAGTAAGATTACAGCGAGTTTAAATCAATACGTTAGTCAGAGTACAGGGCACAATAAAAAAAGCGCCCTAAGGCGCTTTAAATCGATTGTAGGGGTATGTTTTAGGTCATAGGTCGAATACTAGTATTAGCAGTATGACTAATGCCGCGGCAACGAGTGAAATGGTCATTACATAAACCTTGTGTTTGGATTTTCAAGTAAAACATCACGGATCATTTCACGATCAACACTATCAAAATGTTGAAGCTTTAAAACAATGGCCAATTTCCCTATTTTTGCTCTTGTGACGCCTGTAATAGGGTACAGACCTTTCGGCCCATAAAAATTTATGACATAAGAAGTGAATGATTGAATGTTGGTCATAGTTGAGCCTAGAGATAGAGTGAAAGTAAAAAAGCGCAGCACATGAGTAACGCTGCGATTGCTGCGTGGATCTTTTCTAACATGGTTAATCCTTTGGATAATAGCCACTTGCGTGGCCGTGGGGGTTATGCTGCAAGCTTGATGGGGATAATTTTGCGGATGGTATCGACTACAAAGGGGCCTGTATCCTTTTTGGCTTGGCCTTTGGCATACAAAGCCACAATGCGGTTTTTGGGCTCAACATGGCGGATGTCGCTATTGTCGCCAGGTATAACGCGCAAACCCAAAAAGCTTTTGGGGATATCGGCCACGGTTCTAAACACTACAGCAATTCGCATTTTTGCAGCAATGGCTTGCTGTACATACTTTTGGTATGCTAGCGCGCCACTATAGGAAAACGTCA